CGCACAAATATCCGCAGAGATGGAGAAGGCATCGGGCGTGCCCGTGACGATCGAGACTGCGATCCTGCAGAGGGCGCTGGAAACCCATGTCCGAGAGCAGCTCAACGCCCTGGCCGACCTCAGGGTCTCGCTTGCATGAAGAAGAACAAGACAACAGTCTGAACGACCACGATCTAACCGACGGCCTCGATCTCGCCTTTGAAGGCGCCGAGGATATCCTGCGGCACTGGCGGCGCGGGATCCGCCCTGATCCGAACATGACGGTGTCGGAGTGGGCCGATGCGCATCGCAAACTGTCGTCGCGAGCTTCCGCTGAGCCCGGTCAGTATCGCACGGCCCGCACGCCTTATCTGCGCGAGATCATGGATGCGCTTTCGCCCAGCCACCCGGCGCAGCGTGTGACGTTCATGAAGGCCGCACAAGTCGGCGCGACCGAGGCTGGCAACAACTGGATCGGCTTTGTCATTCACCACGCGCCGGGACCGATGCTTGCCGTGTTGCCCACAGTGGAAATGGCCAAGCGCACCTCGCGGGGCCGGATCGACCCTCTGATCGAAGACAGCCCGGCGCTGAAGGAGCGCGTCAGCCCCGCCCGCTCGCGCGATGCTGGTAATTCGATGCTGTCGAAAGAATTCCCCGGCGGCATCCTGGTGCTGACCGGCGCAAACTCGGCGACGGGCCTGCGCTCGATGCCCGCGCGCTATGTGTTTCTGGACGAGGTCGATGCCTATCCGGCGTCTGCTGACGAGGAGGGTGACCCAGTCACGCTGGCCGAAGCGCGGACCACGACCTTTGCGCACCGGCGCAAGGTGTTCATGGTCTCAACCCCCACGATCCGGGGGCTGTCGCGCATCGAGCGGGAGTTCGAGGCGAGTGATCAGCGGCGGTATTTTGTCCCCTGCCCGCATTGCGGCCACAAGCAATGGCTGCAATTCGAGCGGCTGCGCTGGGCCAAGGGAAAGCCGGAAACGGCCGCTTATTATTGCGCAGGCTGCGAACGCCCCATCGCCGAGCATCACAAGACGGAGATGCTGGCGCGGGGCGAATGGCGGGCGACGGCGGCATCAGACAATCCCAATGCCATCGGCTTTCACCTCTCAGCGCTCTATTCGCCGATCGGTTGGAAAGCTTGGGAGCAGATTGCGCGCGATTGGCTCGCGGCCCAAGGCTCGGACGAGATGCTGCGCGCCGCGCGCAACACGCTCTTGGGCGAGACCTGGACCGAGAGTGGCGAGGCCCCGGAATGGCAGCGGCTGGCGGATCGGCGCGTGGCATTTGCAGCCCAGATCCCCGCAGGCGGTCTGTTCCTGACCGCCGGGGCCGACGTGCAGAAGGACCGCATCGAAGTTGATATCTGGGCTTGGGGCCGGGGCCTTGAGAGCTGGCTCGTCGATCACATCGTGATCCCGGGTGGGCCGGATGATCCGGCCTGCTGGGACCGGCTGACGGCACTTCTGAGCCAGACATGGGCGCACGAGAAGGGTGCGATCATGACGCTGGCCAAACTTGCCATCGACACCGGCTACGAGTCGGCCGCCGTCTATGCGTGGTCGCGAAAGCAGGGCATCGCGCAGGTGGCGCCCGTGAAGGGGGTCGAAGGGTTCAATCGCGCAACGCCGGTCGCGGGGCCGACCTTCGTCGATGCAACCGTAAACGGGCGCAAGCTGAAGCGCGGCGCGCGGCTCTGGACGGTGGCCACGGCGACCTTCAAGGCTGAGACCTATCGCTATCTGCGCATCGAGCGGCCGTCGGAACCCGAAGCACCCAACCCCGCCGGCACGATCCACCTACCAGACTGGGCCGACAGCGAATGGCTCAAACAGCTGGTGGCCGAGCAGTTGGTCACCCTGCGCAACAAGCGCGGCTACGCCCGTCAGGAATGGCAAAAAATGCGCGAACGCAACGAGGCGCTGGATATCCGGGTCTATGCCCGCGCCGCCGCCTGGATCCTTGGGGCAGACCGGTTCGACGAGCGGATGTGGCAAAGCCTCGAGAAACAGGCCGGGGTGGAGAGCGTCGCAATCACACCGAATGCGACGCCTGAAAAAACGACAACCCCGCAAGCCGGGCAAATGACCACGCCCCGGCGGCGCGGCTGGAAGATCAGCACTCCCAAATACATGGAATGATCGATGACCCTCGATGACCTCAAATCCCGCCACAGCGCGCTTTTGGCGGCGCGCTACAGTGGCACACGCAGTGTGAGTTATGACGGCAAGAGCGTCACCTACGGCTCGGACGCGGAGCTGGCGGCAGCGGTTTCGGACATCGAGCGGCGGATTGCCGCACTGGAAAGGCCTGGTCGCCGCGTCCTGCACCCTCATGCCGTAAAGGATCTGTGATGACCGGCGCTCTCAACTGGCGGCAGCGTCTCGGTGCCTACATCGGTGGATTTGACGCCGGCCAGCATCATCGCCGCCTGCGCGGCTTTCGTGCGACACGCGCGCACGTGAACGCGCTGATCGCGGCCAGCGGCCCCGATATCACCGCCCGTGCCCGCTGGCTCGTGCGCAACAATGGCTATGCCGTGAACGCGGTCGAAAGTTGGGCGGCAAACACAGTCGGCGATGGGATCAAGCCGATCTCGAAGATCGCCGATGCCGCCCGCAAGGAAGAGCTGCAGCGCCTGTGGCTTGCCTGGACAGACGAAGCCGATGCTGAGGGACTGACAGATTTCTATGGGCTCCAACGCCGCGCGGCGCGCGAGGTCTTTCTTGCCGGCGAGGTGTTCTTTCGCTTCCGGCCACGGCGCGCGGGCGACGGCTTGAGTGTTCCCTTGCAGCTGCAGATGCTGCCCTCCGAAATGCTCCCCTTGGAGCAGACCGGCATTGCCGCCAATGGCAATGTCCTCCGCCAGGGCATCGAGTTCGACCGGATCGGGCGGCGGGTGGCCTATCATTTCCTGCGCCGCCATCCGGGCGACAGCACCGATCCGGGGCTTGCGGGGGAAATCGTGCGGGTTCCCGCCTCCGAAGTGATCCATGTGATCGACCCTGTCGAGGGCGGGCAACTGCGCGGTGTCTCAAAGCTGGCTCCCGCCATCGTCAAGCTGTTCCTGCTCGACCAGTATGACGATGCCGAGCTGGACCGCAAAAAGGTCGCGGCGATGTATGCGATGTTCGTGACATCCCCCGCACCCGAAAACCCCCTCGCACCTGACGACGAAGATGCGTCAGAAGGTGTCGAAATCAGTCCCGGGCAGATCGTGCGGCTGGATCCGGGCGAGGATGTTACGGTCGGCCAGCCTGCCGACAGCGGCGGCACCTACGAGCCGTTTCAGTACCGAACGCTCCTGCAAATCTCCGCCGCACTGGGCATTCCCTATCCGTACCTCGCCAATGACATGGTGAAGGGGAACTTCTCGAATTCGCGCCTCGCACTGATCGAATTCCGTCGTCGCGTCTCGGCATGGCAGCATTCCGTCATGGTCTGGCAGCTCTGCCGTCCCGTCTACGCGCGCTGGATGGACGCCGCTGTGTTGTCAGGATCTCTGACACTGCCGGGCTATGAGGCCAACCGCAGCCAGGTTCTGGCCGCCGATTGGCTACCGACGAAATGGGACTGGGTCGATCCGCTCAAGGATGCCAATGCAGAAATTGCCCAGATCGAGGCGGGTCTCAAGTCTCGCACGCAAGCCATCGCCGAGCGCGGCTACGACGCAGAACAGGTCGACCGCGATATCGCTGCGGAACGCGCCCGCGAACGCGTGCTGGGCCTCGACTTCCGCCGCCCCGGCTCGCCCGCGCAAGGCGTGCAGGTGCTGCCAGGTCCGGGGGAGGATGGGGGAAAAGACGAAGAAACCGACCAGACAGATGCAACCGATAGCGCGGAAGAACGTCCGCGCGAACCTGAGGACCAATCCTGATGCTGCATGCCCGCATTGCCGCGCGCGCCTTCAACACGCCCCTACTGATCGAGCCCTCCAAGGCGATGGCGTTTCTCTCCGGCCTTGGTCCGCGCATCCTCGGGCGCCGAGTCGAGATTGCTGAAGGAAGCGCCGCCTTGGAAAGCTCCGTTGTCCCGCCAGCGCGTGCCAGCATCCTTGCCGGTGGGATGCTGGACGATTACCACCAGCATGGTGAAGCGCCCTACCCGGTGGTGGATGGCATCGCCGTGATCGAAATTTCCGGCGTGCTGATCCATCGTGGGTGTTGGATCGGGCAGTCCTCGGGCCAGACCAGCTACGAGGGGATCGCGGCACAGATCGAGGCGGCAGCCGACGATCCTGCTGTTCAGGGCCTCGCGTTGGAAATCGACAGTTTTGGTGGCGAAGTCGCAGGTGTTTTTGACCTCGCAGATCGCATTCGGGCAATTCGCGCCACAAAACCGGTCTGGGCCTTCGTCGCCGAGCACGCCTTCTCGGCAGGTTATGCGCTGGCAAGTCAGGCAACCCGTATCCTCCTGCCCCGCACAGGTGCTGTGGGCAGCATCGGTGTCGTGGTGATGCATGCCGATCTCAGCGGCCAACTGGGTCAGGACGGGATGCAGGTGACATTGATCCATGCGGGCAGCCACAAGGTCGACGGCAACCCCTACGAGCCACTGCCCGCAGATGTCAGGAACGACATCCAGCGCGAGATCGACGTGCTGCGGTTTCTCTTCGCCGAAACCGTCGCGGCCGGTCGTTCCGGTCGGCTGAGCCAGGAGGCCGCGTTGGCGACCGAGGCCGCGACCTACCGCGGCGCGGATGCTGTGGCTTCTGGCCTCGCCGACGAGGTGACCGACATTGCGCGCGGTTTTTTGGCCTTCCGGCAGCTGGTGGCCCGCACCCCATCCCTTTCATCCGCGCGCGCCCGGCGCGCATCCCTTCCCCACCCCAAACAGGAGGCAAACATGGCCACTGAACACGATCAGGGCGACATCCCGCCGGACGTCATCGATGAGGCGACCGAACCCAAGAACGGCAATGAGAATACAGCGGATGATCCGCCTGCCGCGCTGGCACCGCCACCAGCGGCAACAACGCAGGCTGCCCCCGCCGCGACGCAACCAGGCAATCTGGCAGAGTTGCCCGCGCAGCTACGAGAAGCTGCGGCAGAGATCGCCGAGATTGCGGCACAGGCAGGCAGGCTTGGTGTTGCCATCGACGCGGCAAAAGCGCTGCGCGACGGCACATCCCCCGAGGCCTTGCGTCGCCTCGTGATTGAGCGCGCAAGTGCTGCCGCCGACGCGCGCGACATTGTAGCCGCCCCGCCGTCGCCCATCCGCACACAGGCGAAGGAAAGCCCGATCGTCGCGGCTGCGAAGAGAGCCGCGGCAGCGGGCGAACGCCGCTGACGATCCCGGCCACCACTCAACACCTTCTGCCCGACTGATCCCCCGCCGTACCACCCCAGCGGGGGATGTCGTTAGCCCCCTTCGCATGGAGACCCATCATGACTGTCCTGACCCAAACACCCACCATGGGCGATGTCCTCAAATATGAGGTCAACCCGAACTATGCCCGCGACTCCGTAACTCTGCTGATAGGGATGCCCTACCCGGTCGGCTCCGTTTTGGGGCGCATCACCGCCAGCGGCAAGTACACGCTCTCCCCCGACACTGCCGCCGATGGCGCAGAGACCGCAACGGCAGTGCTGCTTTATGCCGTCGATGCAACGCTGGCCGATGCGACCGGCATCATCGTCGCGCGCGGTCCTGCCATCGTCTCGCGTGCGGCGCTGGCTTACGACGCCACGGTTGATGACGCGGCCAAGATCACCACCAAAATCGGCCAACTGGCCGCAGCCGGAATTATCACGCGCGACACCGCCTGATCTTCCAGGACGCGCGCCGATTGCCTGGCGCGGCCAGCCTTCATTCCCCTCTTTCCTCAGGAGTTCTCCATGACCATCACCCGCAACCCGTTTGATGCGGGCGGCTACTCGCTCGCTGAAATGACGCAGGCCATCAACATCCTGCCCAACCTCTACACCCGCCTCGGCCAGATCGGCCTCTTCCGCTTCGAAGGCGTCACTCAGCGCTCCATCGTCATCGAGCAGCGCGAGGGAGTGTTGAGCCTGTTGCCCTCAGTGCCACTTGGTGCCCCTGCCACCGTCGGCAACCGCGAGACGCGCTCGATGCGCTCCTTTGCCCTGCCGTGGATCCCGCATGACGATGTCATCCTGCCCGCAGATGTCCAGGGTATGCCGGCGCTGGGCCTTTCGGATGCGACCGACCCGCTGGTCGAGGTGATGAACCGCAAGCTGACGCTGATGCGGCGCAAGCATGCCCAGACCCGCGAATACATGGAGATGAACGCGCTCCGCGGCATCGTAAAGGATGGCGCAGGCACCACGCTTTACAACTACTTCACCGAGTTCGGGCTTGAGCAGATCTCGGTCGACTTTGTTTTTGGGACCGCAGGCTCCAACATCCAAGGGAAAGTCCGCACCACTCTGCGCGCCATCGAGGACAATCTGATGGGCGAAACCATGACAACCGCGCACGCGCTGGTCAGCTCGGAGTTTTTCGACAAGCTGATCAGCCACCCCAAGACGGAAGACGCCTACAAATTCTTCTCGGCCACTGGCGGCCAGCCCCTGCGCGAAGACATGCGCCGGGCTTTCCCCTTCGCTGGAGTTCTGTTCGAGGAGTACAACGGCTCGGTCACGCTCTCAAACGGATCGTCGGAACGGCTGATCCCCACTGGCGAGGGAATCGCTTTTCCGATGGGCACATTTGATACGTTCACCACCTATGGTGGACCGGCGAATCTGCTGGAAACCGCCAATACCATCGGTCTGCCGCTCTACGCACGCCAGATGATGGAC